AGTGGGAAAACAGTTGATATACATGCGTTCGAAGCATATAAGGTTAAGGATGTTGCTCGCGAAACAGAAGCAATTGATCTAGTTCAGGATACAAATACCCGAAGTTATGGATATTATTTGAACTCCAAAACCAAAGAAGTTCACGATCTTGACAATTTTGCGAAATTCTATAAAATAGTCAAACACGTAAAGAAAGAATCTTACGTATGACTAAGGAATTTCATGGACAAAACATTTCTACACAACTATAGAACATTCGTTGATGGTGTAACAAGCCCGGTAAGCAAAGATGACGAACTTTTCATTGCACGTATTAGAGAGCTATCGGCGCAAGGCGTTCAGGTAGCAAGACTTACTACTGCAGGCATTGGACTTGCAAGTGAAGGCGGCGAATTCGACGAAATCGTTAAGAAGATTCTTTTCCACGAAAAGGAATACAACGAAGATAATCGCTTCCATATGAAGCGTGAATTGGGAGATATCATCTGGTATTGGATGAATGCATGTAAGGCGTTAGGTTATGATCCGTACGAAATTATTGAAGAGAATGTTACAAAGCTGGAAAGCCGTTATCCGGGTGGTAAGTTCTCTGTTTGGCATTCGGAAAATAGAAAAGAAGGCGACCTCTGATCTTTTCAGTAATTGGGATGAGAGCAAAGATGCTCTCTTATCCGGATTAAATTCAGATAGAAAGGATGTAATGAATCTTGTCCTATCTAACCAGGCAAAATATCTCTCAGAAACTGCAACAATAGACCCGGCACAATTTAGAAAAATTATGATCCCGATGATCCGAAGGGTTATACCGGGTATGATAGCTTCTAGTATTATTGGTGTACAACCAATGACATCCTTTCCAATTGACAGAACAGTTAGATTGGTAATTACTAAGGTAGATACACGCTGGAATGTTAGAGTTTGTGTTAGTGATCAGACTAGAATTGACGAAATAAAGGATTGGCTCAAGAATATTCCTAGTGAACACTTCTGGGCCTATCATCGCCATCATGGTGCTGATTATTATATCAATTTCTATGATGAGGAAACTTTGGTTGCATTCAAATTGGCGTGGGATAATGCTCAATGACCGCAACAAAGGCATATGTTGATAATATGATGATGACCGGTGTGAGATGGTATAGTTCAAAGCCTGTTAGTCCAATAGCAGGTGATTGCTATGTAGATCCTTCTACGGGCAACGGATATATCTATGATGGGGCAAAATGGACAATCTTTTCATCAAGCTCATCGGCATCACCACCACCACCATTTGTGCCACCAACAAAAGAACAACTTGATAAACATCCATCGTTGAAAGAAGCCTGGGAAGATTTTCTTGTTATTAAAAAATTACTGGGAGTATAATGACAGATCAAGATCCTGAAAAATTCTTAACTCCGTCACCAGAGGAACAGACTGCAAGAATTCTTGCAGGTTTGTGTCCACATAATCAGGGATGGAGATATTTAGGACATGGACACAATGATGAGGCATATGAATGTCGAACTTGTGGTGAGGTCAAGTGGTGGTAAAACCAATCTATGAATTTAAATGGCCGAAAAATCTCTGTGAGATAATTTTAGGTGATCTGTCTGATAAAGAGATTAGTGATATGTTGGATTACTGTGAGGAATTTGATCTAGAATTGAATTCGTTTGGTACTACAGATGTTAGCGACGTATCTGGCAAATTTGATACATTGGCTTATTTCAAATTTGAAAATGAACAAGACGCATTAGCATTCAAGTTGAGATTTAAATGCAAGTAAGAGTATTCCATTGGCATTACAACGACGGTTGGAGAAATATACCACCGGTGCTGCAGGAAAAGTACGGCGGAAGAGATAAAGAATTTGACGAGGATTTAATAGGCTGGCATTGCTGGGCATATCCGGATGATGACGGAGAGTTTGAAGCCTGGATGAAAGCTAATATGAAGGGCGAATACGATTGCACCAGAAGATTTAATTCTGGTGATCCTATGACAACCGTAATTATTAGAAATGACGAGGATGCAACCTTATTTAAGTTAAGATGGAATCCTGCTCCGGATAGATTTGGTGGACACGGATCAAGATGAGAACACTAAAGAAAGATATTTGGCCATATCAGGTATTTGTTAAGATGCCTACCGTCGAAACAGTCAATGAATTAGTTGCGTTAGATAACTGGTGTGCTGAAGCTGTTGGCAAGAGATTTGTTGATTGGTACAGTTATGGCCTTGGAGATAAGACTAGGATTTATGCCTTCAAGGATGAGGCAACTCTTCTAGTTTTCAAAATTAAATGGGGACATTATGGTAATTGGTAGATACATAAAGAAAACGTTGAAGGCAATAATTAAATGGTCGATGGTGACAGAGAGTGAGGCGTATCAAGATCCTATTCCAGTTCCATATTCGGGTGCTGTCGGAATGAAATCTTCAAGTAGTTCCTCTGGAACTAGCATAAGTAATGGAACAAACGGAATGCATTTTACAGTCTATAATGCAACCGGTGGAAAAGTTATCGAAACTAGAACTTACGATCCACGCACCGATCGTAATAATTCTAACCTGTATGTTATTACAGACAAAGAAGAACTAGGCGAAGAATTAGCACAAATTATCACTAAAGAAAGTCTGTGTCGATAATTATAAAAGAGACTATTGTCGGATGTGGTGATAAATGGAATATACAGGAGATTTTAGACAGGCAGGAATGGCTTATGAAAAATCTCAAGGAGTATTCGTACGATGTCTGGTACGGTGGAGTAGAATCCGACGATAGATATACAAGATTTGAAAATGAAGAAGATGCGGTAGCATACAAATTAATATGGATGTAACTAAAAAGAAATGGACCGGACGCCTTTTAAGGATGGCTAAGGAAATTGCTGATTGGTCCAAGGATGAATCAACCAAAGTTGGCGCAGTAATTACAACGAGCAAAGGTAGACCTATTTCCTGGGGATTTAATGGAATGCCTATGGGTATCAATGATGATGTTCTCGAGCGTCATGAGCGTCCAATCAAATATAAATGGTTTGGGCACGCAGAACAGAATGCAATGGATTTAGCTTCAACTGCTGATTTATCCGATTGTGTAATGTTTGTTACATTTTCACCATGTGCTCGTTGCGCCCAATCAATCATCAATAAACAAATTAAGACAGTCGTTGTGGATGCAAATTTTACAGTTGATAAGATGCCGGAAAGATGGCAAGAAGACATGAAAGTAGCTGTGGAAATGCTAGAAGAAGCTGGGGTAAATGTAATAGCTGCTTATCCGGATACGATACCAGTTGACACAGAACCCGAGCAAGCGTAAAATTAAGACTCAACAACTTACCCTATAGAAAGTGTAATATGAACAAGCAAACTACCAAGACGGGCGCCAAGGAACAACCGGTGAACCTCAAGGAACAGAATGCAGCTCATTCCTTCCGCGTTACGGTCCGTGACCGTGACCACTTCTACAAAATGGTGAACTGGCTGAACGCAAACGTCGGCAAGGGCCAAGACAAGTGGACCATGGAAGGCCGTGTGCTGAAGACCTTGAAGGCTGGCAAGACTGTGAGCCCGAAGGTTTACATCTTCAAGCAAGATTTCGATCCGGCCAGCTCGCTGTACCTGAGTCTGCTTTAATGGCGGTGTATAACAGTCATTCCATTATGACTGTGGGAGGCGATATCGTCCTCCTTAAGTTTATCGAATCTATCCAAGTCAGAGAAGACGAGGAATTGATAGTGGATAAACTTAAGGGGGATGTTGTCCTCTCGGTGAGAACAATATCCGGAAAAGAACATTTAGTATCAATGAAAACGCTTTGGGAAACCCTTGGCGGCGGTACATTGCATGGCAAGGAACTTGCTATAGCAGTTTGTGAAAAGTGGCTTTGGATTAACAAACCTTAATGGAGATAGAATGAAGCAACTAGGAAGAAGTATTGTTGGTGATCTGCGTGTGGTTGACAATTACACCGCGGACTGGATGTCTGTGAAGATGCATCCGGCTACCTTCTATCGTCGTCAAGAGGATATTCTGCTTTCTCTTGAAAAGATTAAGGGTTTGTATGCTGAACTCGACATGGGTCAATATATCCTTCTTCGTTTTTCTGAGAAGGATGATGTGACTACTTTTCATAAGAATCATCACGAATACATATGACAAAACGGCTCCATACTGGCTCAAAGATATTCTTCCCTCGACCGTATGTGGTAAGGGTTGAATATCCTGCTGAGTTCACTATGGAGAAGGCTATGGAAGACTATAGAAGAGTCTACAGACAAGCCTACAGACTTTTAAAAGGAACATGGGGTTATTGCCAACTGGAAGCAGAATTGGTCAAAGTAAAGGACGAATTCAATCATCCTAC